TAATTAATCTATCAGTATTTGGAAATCCATTTATTGCCGTTGGCGATATTGTATCAGTAAAGTATTTATATCAAGGGTTAGATGGTACACAAAAATTTATAGTTACAAACGTTAGACATTCGTTTAGCGACGGGCTGGATACGGAGATCACATGTCGATCATTATAGTCGACCAGATGATATAATAATAAAATGACAAAAGACACTAATAGAGTTGACGGAAAATCGGTTGTTGTTGGGCCTCCAATTGTTTTGCCAAAAAATTCTCCTGACCGTGTTTTTTTAAGAAGAACAGTTGGAATAGACATTGAAGAAGGTTTTAATTCAAACGGAGTTAGTCCATTTCTTATGGGTTCAGGCTCAGGAATCGGTGGTCCTGGCGGAAGCACCCCAGTAGATCCAAATCCACCAGGAGCAATAAGCGATATACCACAATTAAGCGATATTGAAAATATTACCTATCAACAATATTATAACAGCGCTAACGCAGTAAGAATTAAAGCTATTATTAAAATTAGAAACTCTAGTAAAAATAAAGCAAATGTTATAGGAGTAGATGCAAGAAACCAGCCAAGTGGTAAAACATCTTCAGCAGATCCTGTAATACCAGTAGGATTTACACAGCCTTCTCCTTCCGTTCCTTCAGTTGCTTTTGACAGAACTGGAACAGCAGTAGCTTGGGGATGGAACAATGTATCTGGATTAGGATCTTATCAATCAGTTACTTATCAGTGGGAAATAAGATCATCTTCAAGTGTTACAAGTACAAAAATAAGTTCGGGAACAAAGACATACGTCTCTGGCGGACTATTATCAATAGGAGATAGTGGAAAAACTAGAAATTATAGAGTTAGCTCGGCGCAAGGAGATACGGCTGCAACAGCTTCTCAAAGATGGCTACGAGTTAGAGCGGTTGTTTTGGCGACAGATGGCAAAACATATTATTCGGGATATTCTACACCAATCTAAGGGGAATCATGATAAAGGGAACATACATATATTACGAAGATGGCCAAGAGGTATATAGGTCTGAAAACGTTATTACTAAATACGGCAAAAGGTTTTTAACAAACTTTATAGCTGGAAGAGATTCGTTTGCATCAAAGTCCATGGCCTTTGGAATTGATAGTACGGCAGCCCTAGATACAAACACAAGATTAGGTTTTGAGTTTTACAGAACCCCTGTTCTTTTTGGAAGTACAGACATACAGACATTAAATGATACATCGACATATGCCGTAGTATATAAAGCAACAATCCCACAGGATGTTTCTGGTTACATTACAGAAGTTGGTTTGTATCCAGAATATAAAGAGTCCCTGGCCTCTTATGATAGTAAGTTTATAGCAGATTTTGAAAACCAGCTAGACTGGACCAACTTTCCATTGATAACAACAACAGATGCTAGAGTTGGTCAATATCTTTTGTCTATGTCTTCAAATGGAACGTCGGCACAAGAATATAAAACAAATGTACAGCCCATAGATCTTTCAGGTTATAGTGTTAATGATACATTAAGGTTAGCCTATGTAAAAAATGATGCCAACCTACAAAACATTATAATTAAGTTTTATAGCTCAGCGCTAGACTATTATTCTGTAACCGTCACACCAGAAGCGGGGACTGGATATAAAATATCGTCTGATATAACTATAGATAATTTATTTTTAAATGCCAGCACAGGAAATGTTGATCCTTCTAACATTAATCAAATTGGAATTGTTGTAACACCAGTTTCTGCACAATCAACATCCGTAGGCCTAGATGCTTTAAGAATTAACGATGAAGATACTTTTAGCCCAAACTTTGGTTTAATTAGCCGCTCAGTTTTATCTACACCATTAGTTAAATTAGCTGGAAGGCAAGTAGACGTAGAATATAGATTGGATTTAGGATTCTAATATGGCTTATGAAGATCTAGATGACTATAGCGTAGGTGCTGCTGGCAGCGATACGTTTGATATTGTCATCCCAGATCTAGATCCTTCTAGTGCATATCCAATTCAATTTAGATGGCAGTTTGCAGATAAAACATCAGGACTATGGTCTGTCTCTAAAGTGCTATACACTCCAGAGATTGCTCGACCAGAGTCAACAAACGTTGTAGCGGTATGGAATGGAACTAACCTAGAAATTTCATGGGAAGCTCCAAATCTTGCAAACGGATTTACAATATATTTAACCTCTGGAGCAACGACAGTACCATTTGGCTATACGTTAGATAAAACAAAAACTACACAAAAATTTATTATTTCTTCAAGAGATTTAATTAATAACTTTGCAAGTGTTCTCCCAACAACCTTAACTGGTTTGCTAAAAACTACTTACATAGATACATCTACTGTTGGAACAGCGTTTGCCATACCTCCTTATGCGGATGCTATTTCTAATCAAAATATTTTAGATGCAGATTGGTCAGTACTTTCCGTTTCAAATGGATTTACAGTTTCTTGGGGTGGAACATTAGTTTCTTCTGCTGAATATAAATACACCGAGGTCCACACTTCATCTTCTCAGGCAGGCACTTATGACATAGTGTATTCTGGCATAGGTCCAGCTATTGTAACGGTTGCATCTTTATCTACAAACTATATTAAAATCAAGCACGTATCTGTTACAGGATTAAAGTCTAGTTTTTCAAACGTCAAACAGGCAGTGCCATTTGATCCAATAGTTTTTGATGACACTCCGCCAACTAATAATTTTTCCCTAGGCACTGCTACAGTAACTGATGATTCAAACGGATTATTTTCTTTTGACAAAAAGGTATTGTTTACGTGGACAGAAAATGCAGACAGCAGCACATCTGGATACAGAATAAGATTTAGAATTGCTGGATCAGGATCAGTTTATACGTACATGTCTGTTCCAGGAAAAGAAAAAACTTCTACCTATATATATGGTTTAAAAGGCGGCAAATCTTATGAAGTTGCAGTAAGCACATTTGATATCTATGGTAATACTAATGAAACGCAATGGCAAACTTATCCAAACATAGTAGCTCCAGTAAGCAATTCTCTTTTGCCAGATGTTGCAATTACAGCTGGAGATATGAAATTAGGATATGGAATCAGTTCAGATAATTCTAAAAAAGGATTGTATATTGCCCCAGATAACTACTGGTATGTTCAAGGAAACACAAACGTATCAAGTGCTGCATACTTATCAGTTGGAGGCGCAACGGATAAACTGGTTTGGAATGGAACAAGCCTATCCGTAACTGGAACTGTTAATGCAAATGCTGGCAATTTTACTGGCTCTATTCAAGTAGGAGGCCAATTTAAACTTACTACTGCAACAGGAACTAAAATTGAAATGGGAGCTCTTACAAATGCTTCAGGGGCATATACAGGTGGAGTTGGTATTCAAGGAACAGATGCAAATGGTACTCTATTTCAGCTGGACACATCTTCTGGAATTATTGCTAATAAGGGAACAATTGGCGGATGGACAATCAGCGAAACAGAAATAAAAAGAGGAAATACCAGCCTAGGGGCAAGCGGTGCAATTTCAGCAGGAGCCGCTGGACAGTTTTCCGTATCATCAGCAGGAGCTCTTAGCGCAACAGGTGCTACTATAAGCGGAGAGATAAAAGCAACCTCTGGATTTATTGGAAGTACAAATGGATCAACAGCAACTGGTTTTAATTTTAATGCTACACAAATTACTTCAGTTGGTTTCCCATCAGGATCATCACAAATTATACTAGATGGATCAACTGGAACAATTTCGGGCGGAAAAATTAATGGTACATTAATTACGGGATCAGATATTACTATGAGTGGTTCGGCAACACAGTATGGCACTTCGACAACAAAATTATTATTTTCAGCATCAGATTATAAAATAGCTGCTGGATCATCTACTTTTACCTATCCAAGCAACACTGGTTATTACGATGGAGACGGAGAATGGGTTAGTACAGGTGCTTCAACTATCGTTACAAATAATGATATTAGATTTACAGACAACACGTGGGGTGGAGCAGTACCAACTGTAGGCGTCTCAACATTTTCTTACGGAGAACTTTGGCTAGGCTCAGGAAATGGAACTACAACCGCAGGAACAGTAGATTTATTTGCAAACTTCCCTGGAGATTACATTGGAATAAGTCTTACAGCTAACTCAACAACTCAAAACATAATTATAAAAGGCCCTGCTGGCGCAGGATTTGGATCATCATACGTGCACAGAAGCAGTGCTACAGACTCAAGCAAAGAGTCTCCAGCATTTCTTCAGGTAGACTCTGGTGGCAGACTAACTAGAGGAAGAGCTATATTTTCAGGTGGTTCATCTGCTCCAAGTTCAGACATCGGCCTACAAGGCGATCTATACTTTTCGACTGCGAGTTAATATAAATGCCAAAAACTTTTCTTAAAAAATCCACGGGATGGACTGAAATGAAGTCTATCTTTGTTAAAAAATCAACAGGGTGGACTGAAACAAAAAGTATATTTATAAAAAAACTTGTTAGCGGAGTTCTCACGTGGGTTAAAGTTTATACTAAAGCATCTTTGCCAGACACTACAACTGCCCCATCTATAAGAACAACAAATACGGGCGCTGGAACCATTTATGATGGTCCAGTAGCCGTTAGTCCAAGATTTTTAAATGACAACTTATATGGCAAAGACGGAGTATATACAAACTATACTTCTATTTTTGGAAGAAAGTTTACAAAAGCAGATGCAGCATCCGCTTTGCCAGCAGAAAGAACCACAGTAGTTACGGGAGATTTATTTACTTCAGGAGGTGGAGTTACTGAAGCAGATAGAACTGCGCTTGACGGAAAATATTTATTTTATGAATTAAGTGTTCAAAATGGTTCTACTGCAAATCAAATTCAGCCAATCTCTCCAGCACTTAAAATGATTAAACGAGCTCCAGCAACAACAGATTTTCAATGGACTGGAGTAGAGCAGGCTGGAACAGAGCTTGTTCTAAATTATGTTTATGAAAATTATTATTACAACAAAATAGATCCAAATCTATCCTATATAAAATGGTGGAGAAACACCACCGATGAACCTGGCGGTGATTTAATTAAAACAGAAACTATTGCAGCAACATCTACTGGAGCAACATCCACTTCTAGATCAGGGACAAGCCGCTACACCCCAAGTGCTATTACAGATTCTGGAAAATATATTATAGCTGAAACCACTGCGGTAAATTCAAATACTGTACATTTTGGCTATACAGACAACTATAGCGTTGCTTCATTTTCAACAGGAATAATTGGTGCACCACTTGTTTTTTCTAATGTTGAAGTACAAGATGAAAATGGTGAAAATGGTTTAGACAATAGAGGCCGATGGCCAGTAGGCACATTAAATAGATATGCATGGACACTTGATGGATATGATGCCAGCACTACTATAAGAATTAGATATAGAATGTATAATTATGATACAGATAGATACTACAAAATTTCTACAGGTTTAATTCAAGCAGATACCGATGCTGGAGCAGAAGCTGCATATGATTCATATGTTAGCACTCCAGGAGCCAGTAATTACATAAGCAGTGTTTCTGTAAGCGGAACTACAGCAACATGCTACGATTACCTTGATCTAATTGATACTTCTGTTTTTAATGGAGGAGGCTCAGGCCCTACTTGGTGGCTAGAGATAGAGTTAAGTGCTACCAAGGGTATAGGAAGAGTTTATGAATTAGGATATACAGGCGGATATGCTACTTATTATACTGGAAAAGCAATTGATTCTTCAATCTCAGTAAGCCCTACCACTGCTGCAAGAAATGCAAATGTAACAATTTCTGGATCTTTAATTGGATACCCAGCTACTCCATCTACAAATGGATATCCCCGTCAATATAAAGTTGATTACGGAGATAACTCAGACAGCGGATGGTTACCAGTAGGAGAGTACGCATCGGGCACATTAAATCCAACATTTAGCTTAACAAAACAATATTCTGAAGCAGGATCATATACCGTATCAATCGAAACAATACCTTATTATGAATCTTCTACAGCTTCTCTTACAGTAACCTCATCAAAGGTTCCCCCAACAATGGGAACCCCAACTCTATCAGCCGCAGGGGCTTTTGTAGTTGGATCGAGAAGGCTTTCTGTTCCATTTACAGCAGTCACAGACTCTGGACCTGCGTATCAAATTTACTGGCATTATAGCTCAGATACTCCTGGTGTTTCTGTTACTCCCGATGGGTCAAGAACAATAAGCCCCGTTTTAGATGAGTCTGGACCAGACGCTATTGGAAGGTGTTATGTTTTTATTAGATCTTCAGCTACAACTACAACAACAGGAACAACTGCACCTTCAACAACATTAAGTAATTGGAGTGCTGGTACTTATATTGATATATCTGGTACCAGAACTTTAACTTATAATAAAAATACTACTGATACCGTAGAAAACCTACCTTCTAACTCAAGCGGAACCGACCCATGGAATGGATGGGCTACAACAGTATCTTCAAACACTCCAACTAGAACAGGGCATACCTTTAACGGATACAATACTCAGGCAGATGGAACAGGCACTAATTATGCAGCAGGTGCAGCAATTACTTTAACTTCAGCCGTAACTCTATATGCAAAATGGACAGCAAACACCTATGCCGTTACTTACTACGGCAACAGCAACACTGGAGGATCTGTCCCAGATGCTCAAACAAAAACACATGGAGTTAACCTTACACTAAGAACAAATGTAAATACTTTAACCAGAACTGGTTACACTTTTGCTGGTTGGAACACAAATTCAAGCGGAACTGGAACAGATTATGCAGCAGGTGCTACATACAGCGGCAATACAGCATTAGATCTTTATGCTAAATGGACAACTAGTGTAACTTTATACACAGTTACATTTAGCGCAAATGGTGCAACGGGATCACCTTCTAAATCAACTGCACCACAAACTACAGAAGGAGGATCAGTTACTCTTGCTACAATAGGAACCATGGGTGGAGGAACCAATAGAATTTTTGGTGGTTGGAGAACTGGTACTACTTCTGGAACTGTATATGCATTCGGCGCTAGCTTTACTCCTACCTCTAATATAACCCTATACGCATATTATGGGACTCAGCCAACGTGTTCTGCGCCTACTCTTTACTTTAGAAGATATCCAAATAACAGTAGCACTAGCTACGAGTACTTTGCAGACTATCCAACTCCGTCAGGAGCGTATACTGAAATAATAGGAATGCAATATGAAATTTATTCAGCAAACTCTACAAGTGGATCTACAGTAACGGGAGGAGCTGGTACACTTGCCTATCCAACTGGAGGAGATACTTACCCATATCAAAGCACAAGGGATGGAACGTACTGGTCTTTCCTTGTAAGATCTGGTGAAGGCAGTAGAACCACGGCAGCGGTGGGAACAAGGTTCGGTAGAGTCAGAGTTAGAATGAGAGGAATTGATGGGGTTAATTATCCAGGAACATATACCTCACCACTATTATAATGATATCAACAGACGATAAAAGATATTTAATTTTTTCTAGGTTAAAAAACCTAGAGGGATTAAAAAATAGAAAAATTAGCCAAGACCCAGAGGTATTTGAGTCTATTGAAGATTTAAACTCACAGATTCAGGCATTGACTAATATGCTTGAAATGCTATAATATGAAAGGAGGAACAAAATGACAACAATGCTAACAAATGAAGAAAAATTAAACATAGTTAATCAGCACATTAAGTCTGTAGAGTATAACCTATACGGGCACAGTCTGGATTTAATTCAAGCAAATGCAGTGTCATCGCCAGATGCTGGACAAATTACTGCAATTAATGCTAGAATTGCTGAAGCAAATGCTGTAAAAGCAGCGCTAGTTACTGAAAAAAATTCATTAACTGTAGTAGTAGTAGAACAGGAATAAAAAATGGCAGATAAAGCTGAACTAATTATAACAGCTTTACAGCAAAGAATTGGGGAGATTGTCTCAAACTATGAGACTCAGATTGCAATTCTTCGTGCAGAAATTACAACAATTATGCAGCAACAGCAAGAAAAAGAAGAAGCGGTAAAAGAATACGAAAATTCTTTGCCTCTATAAGGAGATAAGCAATGGCAACAAATTCATTTATACCAGTTACATTTAACGACGGGGAGTAAAAGCGGGCACCCCACAGAACACTCCTATTAATTTTGGAGATAAGTTTACTCAGTCTGAATTGTCTTCAAGTAAGGTATATATTTCTACTGGGATAAGGGCTTCCGTAACAGACAAGGATGTTATAACCGCAAGCGTAGGTGGAGTAAGTACAGGAAATCCAACGCTATATGTTAATTTTAACGGAGACAATACTCGCACCATATACGTAGATGTAATAGCAATCTGCATGAGGGATATCGTTTAGACCCCTTGACAAGCACCACCAATATGTTACAATTATTGTAACATCAAAGTCACGTACCCGTGACTTTTTTTACATATTAAGGTAGAAAATGAGCAACGATTTAAAATGGATGCTTTCATCCGATCATTTTTAAACTATCATAAGAGCGATAGCAAAGATCTTATTGTTCCGATGATGCGACATGAAGCAAAGGGCGCAAGAGATTTTTATGCAAAGACAAGAGAGATGCTTCCAGATGCACAACTTTTTTCAGCGCTAGGAAACCACGACATACGAGTATTTAATTACGTAGACGCAAAGCTTCCTGATTATATTACTGAAGTTACACCAGAGTCACTCTGGAGTTTAGACTCATTAGGATATGAGTATATCTATTATAATGAGTTGCCAAAGCGTCGATTTGGGGATATTCACGTTCACCATGGGCTTTCAATTGCAGCAGGTGGGGCAGTAAGAAAAGATATGGAAGACCTACAGGTTTCTCTTATTCGTGGACACTCACACAGAATTGCTTCACATATGGTAACATATGAACTTAGAAACGGTGGAGAAGGAGAAACCCTTCGTGGCTATGAGATTGGACATATGTGTGATGAAAAGAGCGATGGAATGAAGTATAGCCAGCACCATGATTGGCAAAAGGGATTTGCCGTTGCCCATATTGTAAATGATTATCCGCATATTCAAATGATTCATATTGCACCAGATTACTCTTGTGTAGTTGACGGGAAGGTCTTTACATTATAATGTGGTGTGGAAAATGTAAAGGCAGAGTTTTTGTAGATAGAGTATTTTCTCAAAAACTACATATGGAATTATTTTGTATCATGTGCGGCAAACGCTGGATGTGTAATAAAGAGACGAGTGCTTTCGGTAAATGGTTAGACAAAAGAGAAACCAAAAACTCAAAAAACTACGGTATTTCTTCTTAAACGATAAGATACACAAAGTTATTAAAGCATCCAGATCAAAGGATGAGCTTGTCGCTTGGTGCTATCCAGATAAAAAAAGAGTTATGTATTCATACTCACAGGTTGAAAAGTATATGGGCAAGGCCTACGGAATAAAAGATGTTTCGGTATTATTAAATAAACATACTGTAACATTGCACGATTATATTTTAGAAGGGAAAATAAAGGCTCCTCAAAAGATATATCCTATAGGTGATCCAGAGAATAAGAACTGGTCTAAGTATATGTTTTGCGAGAAAGATATATTAGATCTGCACGAGTTTATATTAGATTCAGGACACTCTGGAAATGTTCCTTCAAAAACAGAGCTCCTGGGGCTTCTCAAACACAACATTATATTGTATACTAAGACAGACAGCGGGTTCATACCAGTTTGGAAGGCGGAATAATGGCAAGCAGCAGAATTGTAATTTGCCCAGTTTGCAATAAAGAATTAGAAGTCAGATCAGATTTTGCCCATATGACATTATCTAACCATACAAATAAGGAGCACAAGTGACAACGAGAGTTAAGGTGGACCTTTCGTTCACACGTAATTTAGGTAATTACGAAAGCATTAAAATTGGAGTAGGCATTGAAGATGATCTTCGAGACGGAGAGAATGTAGATGCTGCTACCGAAAGAGTATATAAGTTTGTTGAAGACAAGCTTATTGAAAAAACTCGTGAGGTGGAAGAAGAATTAAAACGTGGCAAATGAGAAAGAGCCATACGTACTAATTGGACTATACCTTTCGCTTTACAAAGAGAAATACAACAAGTCTCTTACAGTAAATAAGTTTAGAGAGAAGTGGGCAATGAATGATGTTATTGAGAGTGTTGGTTTTCAACGTGCTCAAGAACTTTTAATATACTATTTTTCTACCAACAAGACAGGCCACCCATTAAATTTTTTCTATAACAATTTTGATAGAATAGATGCTTTGAATAAAGAAATTAAAAAAGACAAGTTTAACCGTAGCATTCTATTGAATGAGACTAAGAAGATGGTGGAGGGCGAAGAGTGAATACAGAAGCAACATTAATCTCTGCTGTATGTAAGAATAAAGATATCAGCACACTATTGGCAGACAATGTTGACGACCTGTTTACATCACATAGAGATATTTGGGAAAGCCTAAAGTCTTACTATTATAAGTTTAAAGCAGTTCCAGAAGCTGGCGTTCTTATGGAACGACATAAAGATTTTGAGCCAGTTGAGGCAAAGGCAGAGACAGGCTACTACTTAGACATACTTAAGAATGAGTTTATTTCAAATAAGCTTAAGACAATTATTATGCGTGGAGGATCTGCTCTTAAAGAAGATGCAGCATCTAGGGTTCTTGCACAAATGCAAAGTGATCTTGCTAATTTAAGTCGATACACAAACAACGTAAGAGACTTAGATGTTGTTGATGTTGAAAACGCAGCACGGCATTATCAAGCAGTTAAAGAACGTTCATCTGTAATGGGTGGAGCACCAGGAATCCTAACGGGGTTCGATGCAATTGATAAAGCTTATCCAACAGGAATGGCTCCAGGACATTTAATTGTTGCAATCGGATGGCCAGGAAAAGGAAAGACTTGGTTTACCGCTTATCTTGCATGCAAAGCATGGGAGCAAGGCTTTAAGCCAATGATTGTCTCTCTTGAAATGTCACCAGAAAATATGCGTGACCGTATCTTTACAATGCTAGGCTCTGGAATATTTAAAGCAAGTGATCTGTCAAAGGGTGATATCAACATTGATGATTTCCGTAACTGGGGAAACAAGAAGTTTGAGGGAAAAAATAGTTTTGTTCTCATCTCAAATGAAGGTGCATCAGAAGTTACTCCTGCAACTATTCAAGGCAAGATAGATCAACATAAGCCAGACCTAGTTATCCTAGATTATCATCAGCTGTTTAATGATAACAAGCGTTCTAACTCTGAAGTAGAAAGAAATAGAAACGTTTCTCGTGAGTTTAAGATGCTTGCAGTATCAAACAACATTCCAATTATTGATATTACTGCTGCAACTGCAGACGATATCTCTGATCAAGATAATCCGCCCATGATGAGCCAAGTTGCTTGGTCAAAGGCAATTGAGTATGATGCTGATATGGCTTTGGCTGTTCACAGATACCCACAAACTAATATGATTGAGATTGTCTCTCGAAAGAATAGACACGGTCACGATTTTAATTTCTATCTAGACTGGGATATCAACCGTGGTATCGTCAAGGAAATTTACGAGAATCCATTCCAACAGAGTGAATCACAAACAGATAAAACGATTCCAAGTAAGGGTTGAGTTTGCTGACGATGCTGGAATACCTAGGCTAAGGTACCAGTACGAAAGTATGCTTACTCATGACATGAGAAGTAAAGGCTATGCAAGAGTGCTTGACATAGACACTAATTTTTCGGTACAATTTGACGGACAAACGTGGGTGTTCCTAATGACACTTTACGGAGTATATGTAGGAAAGAAGCAGGCATGGCTATCAGAGGGCATAACGCAAGGAAAGTTAATTAAGTTGTTGCATAAATAAATCTACAGGTGTTTGGCTGTGCTTTAATCCATCTTGTGGAGAGTCTGGAACATTAGTAGAGCTAGTTAGACGTGTATTACACAAGAATGATTTTGAGGCTATTAGGTTTATAGCATCTCAAGAAAAAGAAGTATTAAATAACTTTGATGAAATTATGGCTGGCATATTTGAAGACAAGCCAGACTTTGAAGAGTTTTCAAAAGATACATTAAAGGAATTATATAATGGATTAGTTAAGTCTGAAAAGGCTAGGGACTATTTTAAATCAAGAAAGATAGATACTTCTTCAATGACACATTTCTCTTTAGGTTATTCTGAAAAACAAAACATGGTTACCGTCCCAGTTCACAGCCCAGACGGTATTCCTATCGGAGTTGTTGGAAGATCAATTGAAGGTAAGTCTTTTAAAAATAGCACTAACCTTCCTAAGAGCAAGACATTGTTTAATGTTCACCGTGCCAAACGAATTGGCAGCCATGTTATAGTTGTAGAGTCTAGCTTTGATGCAATACGTGTGCACCAAGCGGGTTTCCCAAATGTTGTCGCAACACTTGGAGGATTCTTATCAACCGAGCAACACGGTATACTAAATAGATATTTTAATAAAATAACAATAATGACTGACGCAGATTTGGCTGGCAGGGAATTAGGCCTAAGCATAGCCAATAGATTAAAAAATAAAGACCTCTTGTGGGCTTCGCATGAATATGGTAAGATATACCCACACGATGCAAAAGATGCAGGCGATATGACCGATGAGGAAATTAAAGCTTGTGTTGTAAACGCAGTATCTGATATAGAATACAGATCCTGGGCTTAATGCTATAATAGTAATACAGATGGATTTATACCATCAACTACATACAAGGAGAACAATATGGGAATCGTTAAGGGTTTAAAAGGATTAAATCAAGTAATGGACAAGCCGCAAGCTTCAAGCGGAGATGGAACTAAAGGTCGCTGGGTAAAACTAGAAGATGGTGAGAGCGTAAAGATTCGCTTCTTGCAGGAACTAGATCCAGATTCACCAACATACAATGAAAAGCTAGGTCTAGGATTTATTGCCGTAGAGCATACTAATCCAAAAGATTACCGTCGCAAGGCACTATGCTCAATGGATGACCAAGGAAAGTGCTATGGTTGCGAACAACACCGCAAGGACTACAAGGCAGGATGGAAGGGTCGTTCACGACTTTACATTAATGTTCTTGTTGACGACGGCAAGGAAGACCCATACGTTGGAATCCTTTCACAGGGTTCAAGCGGAAAGACAGTAACTCCTACTCTTATTGAGTATGCAGGCGAAATGGGAAGCATTAGTAATCTAATGTGGCGCATCAAGCGAACTGGCACAAAAACAGATACAAGTTATACAATTATTCCACTTGCTAAGGATGAAACACCATTCGATTCAAGTTCTCTTGAGCTTTTCAAGCTTGAAGAGACAGCCGTACGTGATATGCCATACACAGAGCAAGAGTCATTTTTTGCTGGTGAAAATACTCACGGCGAAGAGTCTTCTGCTTCTAGCAGCGTAGACTGGTAACAGGTTAAGAAGGCGGAGAATTAAGTTGAATTTCACACATTTGCATGTGCATTCTTTCTATTCATTAATGGATGGGCTTAATTCTCCTGCCGAACTTGTTAGAGCAGCAAAAGAGGCTGGTCAAACAGCAATTGCAATAACAGATCACGGAACATTATCTTCACATCGTGAAATGCAAATTGCATGTAAGGATCAAGGTATAAAGCCAATCCTTGGAGTAGAAGCGTATATATCACCAACAGATAGATTTGATCGCTCCTCTAAAACAGATAAATCAATTCAAGCGTATAACCATATTATTTTACTTGCAAAAAATAAAAAGGGTCTAGAAAATATTAATACATTGCAAGAGCTGGCTTGGAACGAAGGGTTCTATCATAAACCACGTATTGACAGGGAGATTTTAAATGATTATAGCGAAGGTGTTATCGTTCTCAGCGGATGTCTTAATGGACTCATTAGTAAGGCTATCGATAAAGGTAACATGGAGGAAGCAGAACTTCTTCTCAAAGGCTTTAAACAAACTTTCGGACAAGATTTTTACGTGGAAGTGCAATCACATAACCCTGTGGAGATCAACTCCCTAAGATGGATAAGGATGCTGACTTTGATATGTCCAGAAATATTAAAGATATTAATGATAGATTAAACTATCTATATCCAGATAGAAGAATATCTTTCCAAGATTACAATCTATTTATTCAGACTCGTGAAGAAATTCAGGCTGATTTTGTTAAGGCTGGATTTACCAGAACAGATATATACGAGAATACGATGGAAATTGCTGATAAAATAGGAGAGTATGACTTTAATCAGGGCCTAGACCTCCTACCAGTCCCTAAGACTGATGCCGATGAAAGACTAAGGGAACTGTCTCAAAAGGGCTTAGAGAGGCTTCAGAAGGCTTCAGATGATATCTATAAGGCTCGCCTTGAGGAAGAGCTTGGGGTTATTGCATCAAAGAATTTTGCCTCATATTTCTTGGTAGTAGCAGATATGATTAACTGGGCTAAAGATAATGATATTAGGGTGGGCCCAGGCCGTGGCTCTGCAGCAGGCTCTCTGGTCTGCTATGCCCTAGGAATTACAGATGTTGATCCAATTAAATATGACCTTTTGTTTTTTCGATTTATTAATCCTGAGCGTAATGACTTTCCAGATATTGATACAGATTTTGAAGACCGCCGAAGAAAAGAAGTTAAGGATTATTTAAAGAAAAAATTTAAACACGTTGCTTCTATATCAACATATACTTATTTTAAAGATAAGGGCGTTGTCCGTGATGCTGCTCGTGTGTTTATGGTTCCTCTCCAAGAAGTAAACCGTGCATTAAAGCCAGTAGATACATTTGAAGACTTTATTGATTCCCCAAATACAAAAGAATTTAGAACACGATACCCAGAAGTTGTTTGGTTAGCAGAAAGATTGCGTGGTCGTATTCGTTCTGTTGGTGTACACGCAGCTGGAGTTGTTGTTGCTAAAGATGATATTAGAAAGTATGCACCTGTTGAATCCCGTGAAGATGCACAGGATAAAGTTTCAGGAAGAATTCCAGTGGTCGCATACGATATGGACACTGTTGCCGATATCGGTCTTATCAAGTTAGATGCACTGGGTCTTAAGACTTTATCTGTAATGTCAGACACAATTAAATCTATTAAAGAAAGAACTGGCAAGGACATAAACCTTTCAGGCCTTCCTATGGATGATCCAAAAGTTTATAAGATGCTAAGCGATGGATACACTAAAGGTGTATTTCAAGCTGAAGCAACTCCATACACAAACCTTCTTATTAAAATGGGTGTAGACAAGTTTGAAGATCTTGCTGCATCGAACGCATTGGTTCGTCCAGGTGCAATGAATACAGTGGGTGCCTCATACATTAAGCGTAAACACGGAGATGAAGCCGTACAGTTTATTCACCCAATTATGAAGCCGTTTACCGAGAACACATATGGTGTTATTATATATCAAGAGCAGGTTATGCAAGCTTGCGTCCACCTAGGTGGTATGTCTTGGTCAGAGGCTGATAAGGTCCGCAAGATTATTGGAAAGAAAAAAGATGCAAAAGAATTCGACCAGTTCAAGGATCGCTTTATTGATGGGGCTTCAAAGCACATTTCTAAGATGAAGTTAAATTTATTTCAGACAGCATTGCCAATAAAATTATTGATCAAAGACCATTTAAAGATTACGCTGACTTCATTGACAAAGCTTCAAAGAAAGGTAGTGGAATCAATAGCCGTGCTATTGCGGCATTAAATGCAATTGGCGGTGCGGCATTTGATGATAACCCTAGAACAGGTAATGAAAAAGATAGTTACTATGAATACCTAGGTATACCTACATTTAACCTAGAAGGAATACCTCCAAGAATTAAAGCGCAAGCAAGACCAATTGAAGACTTTGAGGACCTAGGTTCGTTTGTAATGTTTGGAATGGTAAAGTCAATTAAGCGTGGAAACGGATGGGCTAGAGTAGAGCTGGTAGATGAAACAGGATCAATCGGACTGTTTCATACAGAACAAACTCAAATTGAAACTAATCAGATGTATTTCATTCTTGTAGGAGATAATCGTATTGCAAGATACATTAAGGTAAGCGATATAGACCCAAAGGGTGGTGATATATTTGTTGACTATCTTTACAGAAAAGAATATGATCTTGAAGAGGATGAGTATACTGTAATTAACTTTACTCCGTATGTTACCAAGGCGGGTAAAACAATGAGCCACATTGTGCTTTCTAATAGCAATAAAGAACTAACAAGAGTTATTGCTTTCCCAACAATGTATAAGATGTCCTTAGCAAGAATGCGTGAAGGAATGAAATGTAAGGTTGTTCTATCTACTTTAGATGATGGAACTTTAATGGTAAAGGAAATAAAATGACAGAAGAAACAAATGCACAGGATATCTTAGGAGCAATGAATGCAACAAGAGTTCTTGTTTCTGTGCTAGAAACAATTAAAAGTGTTGAGGTTCCAGTAGACACATTTGTAAATTTAAATGCAGAAAACCGTGAGTTAAATATTGACTACGATGGAGAAAAAAGAGTATTTAATTTTTCATTAAAGGCAGAAGAAAATAATGAGTAGCGATAGCGTATTAACAGAGTACGGCCTTGATGCGTTTTCTGCAATTCTACACGAAACAGCAATTGAAAAAGGATTCTGGCCCCATGAAATAGATACCAATATTGTATGCACAAAGCTGGCACTAATACATTCAGAAGTAACAGAGGTATTAGAAGCTATTAGAAAAAATAAGCCTAGTGCAGAAATTGTAGAAGAAATTGCAGATGTATTAATTAGAACGCTAGACCTATATGCAGGATTAAGAAATCATGAATGGGTAACAGAAAGCCTTGATGAAATTTTAGAAAACAAATTTAATATAAATAAAGACAGACCACCTCTTCACGGCAATCGGTTTTAATGATATACTATAAAAAAGAAAGAGTATAAATGACAATAGAAATAGATAGTATCTTAGCTAAGCTAGATCCTAAAACAAGAGCAAGAGTTCAGTCTGCACAAGACGTTCAGGTTGAAAAACAAATAACGCCAAGTATTGGGTTAAATTTTGCATTGCGTGGTGGGCTAGGCTATGGCAGGCAAGTTCTTGTATGGGGAAACAAATCTGCTGGAAAGTCTTCTTTCTGTTTGCAGATGATTGCTCTTGCACAAAAAGAGGGAAAGACTTGTGCTTGGATTGATGCAGAGGCCTCATACGATCAATCTTGGGCAGAGCAACTGGGTGTAGATTCTTCTTCTCTTATTTATTCTCCAGCAAAAACTGTAAATGATATGGTTGATGTTGCTACTAAGTTGATGGATGCAGGTGTTGATTTAATTGTAGTAGATTCAATCTCAGCATTGCTTCCAGCTATTTATTTTGAAAAAGACGGAAATGAAATGAAAGATTTGCAAGATACAAAGCAAATCGGCGCTGAAGCAAAGGATATGACCCACGCAGTCAAAATGTTAAACTATGCAAACAAAAACACATTACTTGTTCTCATCTCACAACAACGAAATCAGTTTGGATCTATGCATGCTAGTCACATCCCCACAGGTGGCATGGCAGTCAAGTTCTTTTCTTCCACGGTCATTAAGCTCTGGTCGTCTGAGGCTGAGGCAATGTGTGGCATAGTAGAAAAGGGTGGAGCATGGTATACGGTAAATGGAGAACGTTTTCAAGGACGTGCAAAGGCTGTAGCATATTTAAAAGAAAATCCAGATGTTGTAGACAGCTTAATCGGAGAGATAAATGCCAAGCATTGATGAATTTCTTAATAAGCCAGAAAAAATATTTTCTCCAGAACTTGAAAAGCTAGGCGGAGTTAAGCCATGCAGCAAGTGTGACAAGGATTCAGAAGAATATTTTTGGGATGCGGTTAATATGACCATATCTTGGGAATGTCCAGATGGACATAAGAATTCATTTACGGTTCAGTAATGTCAGAAAGATCAGAAGTAAAACGTGATGGTGCTAAGGCTCAAAAAAATAGTGGCCGTGGTGATTATCAAAAAGGTGATGCCAAGTGGAATCAGTTCCTTGTGGACTACAAAGAAGCAAAAGCATCATTTAATTTAAATAAAGATGTATGGGCTAAAATCTGTACAGATACTTTTAAGGTAAGCAGGAATATGCACCCTGCCCTTAAAATTATTATCGGTGAGGATTCCAAGGTTCGTCTTGGAATCATTGAGTGGTCAGTCTTAGAAGACTTGATCGCATTCTGGGAGGAAAATAATAATGGCTAATCCAACAATAATAGCCGAACATCTTATGACGTTAATGCAGACACAATTGCAGTAACAACATGGTCTCTATCAAAGAAAGAGTCTGCCCCAGCGTTCGATAACTCCTGGTCAGCCCCTTCTAAATGGGACATTACAGAAGTAGAAGTTCCATTCTAATGAGCGCTTTTCTAATGGGGTTAATGGTTGGGTTTGTAATTGGATACCCTGTAGGTCTATTTCTAGACAAGTGGGATAAAAGGATAAAGAATGGCTGAAGATAAAAATACTCTTGAGCTAATTAGCGATATCACAGAGTTTAATGATCTGCATGAGTTCATGAAAGATGAACACTTAGACAGGGCCCTTTCAATTGTGGTAAAATTGTTAATGAATCCTGATGTTCCATCAGCAAAAGCACCGCATTTAATTATGGAGCTTCAGGCAATGTCAACAAAGTTTGCAGTGCTTGCATCTGGAGAGATGACAAAGAAATCATTTAGCCCAAGCTCGCTTGGCTATGGACACGGAACATGCCCAAGGTATTGGTATATGGCTTTCTCTGGCGCAATGTTTATTGATGATAACGATGCGGTTGCTGTTGCTAATATGGCACAAGGCACACAGGCACACGAAAGACTTCAAAAACTTATTGCGTCTATGCCACAGTTTAAGGCAGAAGAAGAAGAGATTATTAACGAGTATCCACCAATTAGAGGATTCATAGACCTTATTATGGAGTACGATGGTGAAACCGTGATCGGTGAAATCAAGACGGCTAAACAAGAAGTGTGGGATACAAGGCAGTCCGAGATGAAGCCTACCGCTAATCATATGCTTCAGCTATTAACATACATGAAGCTTAAGAATGCTAAAGAAGGATTCTTTTTATACGAGAACAAGAACACTCAAGAGATCCTTGTTATACCAATTTCAATGAATGAAAGAAACACTAAGATAATTGAAGATACCTTTACTTGGATGTGTGAAGTTTGGGATAACTTTAAAGATGGTGACCTTCCAATGCGCCCCGCAGGTGCTTCAAAATCAAAGATGCCTTGCACATATTGCCCAGTTAAAAAAGAATGCTATTCAAAAGAAACACCTTTAGGTACTGTTCAAATTGAAAAGTTTGAGGTTCCTCTTGTATGATTTGCGAAAACAAAGAGTGTAAGAAAAAGTTTACACCCAAGACGCATAATCAAAAGTATTGCAAGGATGAGTGTTGTAGAATTGCGACTAATAAAAGAATCATGGAAAAGTATTATGAGAAAAAAGCAATTAAAAATGGGGCTGAAAGGCTTTGCAAGAAATGCAATATACAATTAAGCAGGTATAATAAGAATAACATATGCTCATCTTGTGAAAAGAATATCAATACTGGAAATGTTGAGTCTATTATAAAGAGGATAAATGACGTTAGCTAGTTTAAAAAAAATACAAGCCAATAGGGTGTTGGGAATAGACGCATCCACCAACTCTATTGCTTTTTGCCTTATGGAAAATGATATTCCTTTGAAGTGGGGAAAGATAGATTTAGTCGGGCAGGATATTTATGAGAAAATATATAACGCCAAACTAAGAATGAATATGATGCTTGAAGAATTAAAAAGTGATTATATTGCGGTAGAAGGTGCCATACTTGTCAGATCACCCGATGCTGTGATAAAATTGTCTTATGTCTATGGAGTTGTTATTGCTGAGCTTATGTCTACTGGGTCTAAGGTTATTACTATTAGCCCATCCAGGATACGCAGATTCCTGGTACAAAAATAAGTTACGCAATATAAGAAAGCAGAGAACTGCTGATTACTTTAACAGGAAGTATAATTTAAATGTGGTGGATTTTGACGTTGCAGATAGCTTTGGTATTGCACATTATGCTAACAAAATACTAACAGAGCGATGAAGTTATATCAAAGTAAAGATTGGCTACATAGAAGATATGTGGTTCAAAAGAAAACGGTAACTGAAATTGCCGATGAGTGTAAAGTCTCTGCTATGACCATACAGAGATACCTAGAACAGTTTAAATTAATTAGGAGACGATAATGCTAAAGGCGGTATATGAAGATGTTAGCAATTTTAGTTGCAGTGATTTATATTTAAGATCAGTAGGTGCACCAGCAGGTAATAAGATCTGGGGAGCATGCCATGAAATTGCACATATGTTAATTGAAAAGAATATCTCGTACGGCAACTCTTAGTCGACTGAAAGTATACTGTATTAATGAGCGAAATAGAATTGTCAGAACATTTTGACAGAATGAACAGGGTAGTTGAAGAACTTCTAAAAGGAAGCACACCCACACAGATTGCCACCACTACAGGAATACAGCGCAAAGAAGTCCTTGAGCTAATCGATGACTGGAAAGACGTTGTCCATAATGATAGCAACATCAGAGATCGTGCCAGAGAGGCCATCTCGGGGGCGGATCAACACTATGCAATGCTTATCAAAGAGGCCTGGAAAACAGTAGAAGATGCAGACCAGTCTGGACAATTAGGAATTAAATCTGGTGCATTAAAGCTTATTGCAGATATTGAGACTAAAAGAATTGCAATGCTACAGTCTATTGGAGTATTAGAAAATAATGAAATTGCATCACAAATTGCAGAAACAGAGCGCAAGCAAGACATCCTTGTTAAGATATTAAAAGAAGCTACAGCAACATGCCCTAAGTGTAAGATGGAAGTTGCAAAACGATTATCCCAAATTACTGGAGTAATTGAATCAGTGCCAGTAGAAGAAGCCGATGTCGTTTGATTTTGCTGACCTTATCGACATGCTCGATGGAGAGGAGTTCGATGAAAAACCAGTCGATCTTAAAACGTTTGTTAGAAGTCCAGAATACCTTGGGCTTCCAGAACTTTCCGACTATCAGTACACGCTTATCGAAAAAAGCTCACAGATCTATAAAGAGTCAACGCTTATCAAGCTATTTGGAGAAGAAGAAGGAAGAATAAGATTTAAGCAAACCGCTAATGAAGTAGTTGCTCAATTAGGAAAAGGTTCTGGAAAAGATTACTGCTCAACTATTGCAGTATCGTATATAGTATATTTACTATTATGCCTTAAGGATCCAGCCACATATTATGGTAAGCCCCCAGGAGACAGCATTGATATTATTAACATTGCTATCAACTCTCAACAGGCAAGCAACGTTTTCTTTAAAGGTTTTAAAACACGAATCGACAAGTCACCTTGGTTTGCTGGAAAGTATAACGACAAGGCTTCAGAAGTTAAATTTGATAAAGCTATTACAGTACATTCAGGTCACTCAGAGCGTGAAGCTTGGGAAGGCTACAACGTAATTGTGGTCATCCTTGATGAAATTTCAGGCTTTGCTATTGATAACACAACAGGACATGAGCAGGCAAAAACAGGCGCAGCTATATATGATATGTACCGTGCATCTGTAGATTCCCGTTTCCCAGACTTCGGTAAGGTAATATTACTCTCATTTCCTAGATACAAGAACGACTATATACAGCAAAGGTACGATGCCGTAGTAGCACAAAAAGAAACTATTGTCCGTGATCATAAATTTAAAATGGATGAAGACCTGCCAGATGATACGCAAGGAAATGAATTTAGTGTTGAGTGGGAAGAAGACCATATCTTATCTTATAAAATTCCAAGAGTATATGCACTTAAGAGACCTACCTGGGAAGTAAACCCAGTAAGAAAAATTGATGACTTTAAGGTAGCATTTTTTACAAATCCTTTAGACGCATTGTCAAGATTTGCATGCATGCCCCCTGATGCTGTTGATGCATTTTTTAAATCAAGAGAAAAGGTTGAGAAGGCTTTTAATAAAGCACATCTTGCTGTAGATAATTTTGGTAGACTTGAAGAGTGGTTTATTCCAGATCCAGATAAAGAATACTTTATTCACGTGGACTTAGCGCAGAAGCATGACCATTGTGCGGTAGCAATGGGTCACGTAAACAAATGGGTAAATATTAAAGTTACCGACACATATTCACAGCCAGCCCCTATTGTTGAGATAGATGCAGTTAGGTTCTGGACACCAACAAAAGATAAGTCTGTAGATTTTACTGAAGTAAAAGATTACATACTTTCATTAAAGACACGAGGATTTAAAATTCGTGTATGTACCTTTGACAGATGGAACTCTCACGATATGATGCAACAACTAAAACAATACGGCATCAATACAGAGATTCTGTCTGTCGCTAAAAAGCATTACGACGATATGGCAATGATTGTGGCGGAAGAAAGACTGTCTGGGCCGCACATACAGTTACTAATAGACGAATTGCTTCAGCTTAAAATTATGAGAGATAGAGTTGACCACCCAAGAAAAGGGTCTAAGGATTTGGCGGACGCAGTCTGTGGAGCTATTTACAACGCTATAAGCAGAAGTAAATTTGATACAAACCAAGAAATAAATATACATACATACGAATCTATGAACTACGATAACGATTTTGGGACAGAAAATGATGGCGAAACAAGCTCATTCAATATGATAAGAGCACCAAGAATGCCAGGTAACTTGAGAGACGCAATGGACAGGATGCAAATAATATGAGTACGTATCAAGAAAAAGCTAAAGAGTGTAAGTGTTGTGGTAAGCATGTTCCTCTCCCTACTGTATTAAAAGAATACAATGGGGTAGTGTTGTGCCCGACCACATTTGCTAATGTTGTTGAATATAAAAGAATTTGGAATCTTGCTGGCTCTAGGCCAATGGGCAACATAAGAAAACATTTCTCAGAATACGTACAGCAAATAGTTGAAAGCTCAATTAATGATTAAGAATATATTTTATAGCCTATATGTATTCCTGTATAGAAAGAAAAAGAAAAAAAGAATTAAAGAAAAAGGGGATTACATTTACTAATGAATTTAAAAAATAGATTTCGTGATGCCCTGTTAGGAAAAGCTGATCTGTTTTATAACAGTAGTCAAAGAAATAATTTTCTGTACCCTAGCCTTCAAAATCTTTCTCAGTCACATACACACGGTCCTAATCTTTGGAGCCAAGCTAAAGAAGAGTACTACATAGATAAAGTACAAAATAAATGTCTTTACAAAGATCACCCAGATTATGATCTGTTCAGCAAAGAAAATTATTCTATAAATAGAAAGCTATATAGAGGAAGAAATTTTATTGAAGGTGCTCCTGCTGAAATTTTAGTTGCAGGGTGCTCGCAGACATGGGGAACTGGCTTGCCAGACTCTTTGATTTGGCCAAATATTTTAAAAGAAAGTTTAAATGTAAAAGATGTAGATAATTTAGGTCAGCCAGGAAAATCAATAAGAGGAATTGTAGAAATAGTTTTTTCTTATTTTAAAGAAGTTGGTCACCCAGAAAAATTATTTATTCTATTGCCACCACTGTGGAGATTTAGGTTGCCAAGAACTCCAGGTGTTATGGTTTCTCAAGAAACTCATAAAAATGATATTTTAATTGACGGCTCCGTTAACCCTGAATACCACGCTAAATTTTACAAACTGCCCCTGGTGCTGCATGAAGTAATTACAGAAGAAATTGCTTATGACCAATCTCTTATGTCTTTAAGGTTACTAGAGCAGTACTGCAAGCAGTCTAACATATTTTTAAGATATGGGTTCTGGGATCCAGACGAAAATTTATTCTTTAAAGAAATTGCTAATAAAAATAAATATTATGAAAGCTATACATCTATAGACTCTAGGTGGTTTAACGAAAAAACATTTAGTGGAGATCACCCCAATTGCCATAAAGATCTTGCAGACAATCCAAGTTACAGAATGTTTTGGGAAATAGCAAACGATTATGATCAACACAAAAACCCTCACATAGGGGCACACGCAAGCATTCATATCGCAGAAAAATTTTATGAGGAGACTTTAAATGGATAATCAAGGCGGCAAAAAATATATCGATTGGGATATAAAAGATGGCAAAAGAACAGCCGAAGCTATTTATTCAAACAAATTAGAAAATCAAATTTATGTAAATAGAGCTCCAACACTCAGCAAGTTGCTTAAGGAATGGAATAAAGATGATATTCATTACTATTTAAATAACTATGGATTCAGAGACAAAGATTTTTTTGAAGCCGCAGACTTATTGATAAACGGATGCTCTCAAACATGGGGGAACTCTTTGCCAAAACAATATAGGTTTTCGGACATTGTAGAAGATAACTTTTTGGGAACAGTCCATAATATTGCTTATGAGGGTAACTCAGTAGGCTCAGTTGTTCGCTCAACATTTGCTTACATAAAAGAATTTGGAAACCCAAAATACATTTATTGTATGCTACCACCATTTGAAAGGATTGAATTTATTCCAGACCCCAACACGCTTAATAAGTGGGACTGGGCAGAATATTATAAAAAGTTTAAAAAAACAGAAACGGAAGATATCGATTTTTCTCCATTACAGATTGCTACTGTTGATGTCTTTACCCCTATATACGCAAAAGCCCCATACGCAATAGAAGATGTCATGAACCCACAGTCAGCATATTTTATAAATATGCAAATGCTTTTAATGCTCGAACAATATTGTGACAATGCAGGTATTAAATTTATGTGGTCCTGCTGGAGCAACTCATATAGTGTAATGGATTTTGTTGCAGATTTACAAAAAAATAATAAAGATCATCAAAGCTATTTCCATATACCAATTTGGAATTGGCGCCTAGATAAAGAGAGAAAAGATATTTTAGATAGCTCAGGTTGTCACAAAGATTTAGAGTCGGAGGATAAAATCTTTTTTGATCATGCAAAAGATATTGGGAGAGTTGCAACCAGTACCCCTCACTGGGGTTCCCACAGGAACGCACACGTAGCAGAAAAAGTTTTATCTGAAATGAAAAATAGATGGGACGGGGTAGTAAAATGATTATTTTAGGAGTTAATGAAACCTCTCATGATGCCTCATTGTCTTTAATTAAAGATGGAGAGATACTCTTTGCGGGCCATTCAGAAAGATACAGTAAGCAAAAAAATGATTGGTATATTAATGATAGTTTAGTTAAGGACGCTTTGTCGTATGGGGTACCAGATCGTATAGCCTACTACGAAAAACCGCTTCTAAAGGCCTCCAGGCTATTTCTAAAGGGCGGTGCAGGAGACTGGAGACCAAGGTTTGATTTGCCAGGTGTGCCAAGAAAGTCTTTTAGCCACCACTACTCACATGCGTGTGCTGGATATTATACTAGCAAGTTTACAGATGCAGTTATTGTAGTTTTAGACTCTATGGGAGAATATAACACTTCTACAATTTGGACGGGCAAAGGCGAAAAAATTAAGTTAAAGTATAAACATAGTTACCCAGTGAGCTTTGGATTATTTTATTCAGCCTTTACTCAACTAATAGGATTAATGCCAAACCAAGAGGAATATATTATGATGGGTATGGCGGCATATGGGGACTGGACCAAATACTATAAAAAAGTTAACGATTATTTTCCTTCATATAATAATCAAAAATACAATTTTCATAACGGCATTACGGACTGGGGCTGGGTTTCAGAAGAAGATAAATTTGACATAGCAGCAGCAGCTCAAATAGTTTATGAGCAAAGACTTAACGATTTTATGCGTATGGCTAAATTAATTACTGGCAAGGACAACTTGGTGTTTATGGGAGGCTGTGCATTAAATTCATCAGCCAACACTCTGCTTTGGAAAATATTTAAAGACGTTTGGATTATGCCAAACCCAGGGGATGCTGGAAGTTCTTTAGGTGCCGCCGCAGCATTATATGGAAAGCATTTAGATTGGAAGACTCCATATTTAGGCTATGATATGGGAGGAACGTATCCTGTTAACGAGATACTTGCACAACTAAAAACAAATAAAATAGCAGCAGTTGCAGTTGGAAGAGCAGAGTACGGACCAAGAGCACTTGGTAATAGAAGTATTTTGGCTGACCCTAGAGACCCAGACATTAAAGATAAAGTAAATACAATTAAACAAAGAGAACAATTTAGACCTTTTGCTCCAGTAGTTCTAGAGGAATTTGCAAGAGAATGGTTTGATATGGATTTTACATCTCCTTACATGCAGTATACGGTTAAATGTAAGTACCCAGAAAAAATACCAGCAGTTGTTCACGAAGACGGAACCTCTAGAGTACAAACAATTAATAGAGATCAGCATCCAGATCTTCACATGCTTTTAAGAAAATGGTATTGGGACACAGGATGTCCAGTGCTTTTAAATACAAGTTTAAATATAAAGGGTCAGCCATTGTTAAATGATCAACAAGACGCTATTGACTGGCAGGCGCATTATGGATATAATATACTAACGGGCAACAATAGCTTAGTTGGTTAAAGCCCCGAACTCATAATTCGGTAATCGTAGGTTCAAGTCCTACTTGTTGCACAGAAGGGGGAAAAATGGAGCACGAAGATCTAGATTACTATATTGAAATAGGCGCAGTAGATATTAGCGGCGTAGACAAAGATGGAGAAATTTTATTTACTGTTACAGAAAAGGCAAAATATTTAGCACCTGATTTGTGGGAAGCTCATGTAAAATTTATAGACAAAGCACTGCTTGATCTTTTTAATAAGAATTTAATAAATGTAGAATATAATGAAAATTTAGAAGCCACCATTTCCTATACTCCCGAAGCGGAGTCCTTGTTAAAAGAAATTGGGTTAAGTCACAACGATGGGGATTAGCTCAGATGGTAGAGCGTCGAACTGTTAATTCGAATGTCGCAGGATCGATGCCTGCATCCCCAGCCATACCCTTGTAGCTCAGCGGAAGAG